ATTGCACGTCGACGCCGGAGGCCTCATCGAAGATGACCATCATTTTGTCAGCGTGCCGGCCTTGGAATGCGTCGGGCTTATTGGCGGTGAAGCCGTGTATCCAGTGGTCGTTGGACGATTGCAGGCGGGTGTCCTTCGGCAGCCAATTGGGATCGCGCGGGCGGAGCTTGCGCAGCTCCCGGAACAGCAGGTCGCGCACGGATACCAGCGTGGGCGCCGTGGTCAGGCACAGTCCGGGGTTGTAACGGTCATGGAACCAGCTCGCCACTAGGGCGGCCGTCCATGTTTTGCCGACCGAGTGGGCGGCTCGGACCATGACGCAGTAGGGTGGCTCAATCAGCGCTCGCAGGATGGCCTGCTGCTGCGGGGTGACGTACAGGCCGAGGGACTGGGCGTATTGAACCGGGTCAGCGGGGGCCCGCTTTTTCTCCCGGATCAGCCGGGCCCGCCGTCGGTTCAACTCCCTCAGCATCCGCTCCGGCGGAATTTCGGACCATTTTCGCATAGAGTCGGTCGATCTCCTTGATGCCTGGGCCACGGTCGGCCCATTCTTCGGGGTGCTTGCGTTCGAGGTACCAGGCTGCGGCCTGCCATTTGTTACCGTCGACATGGGCCCGGTGCAGGTTCACCAGGCAGTCCCGAACCGCGGCGGCTTCGCCGTGCCACAGGGTAGCCACCAGTTCAGCGTGCAGGCCCTTTTTCTGGCGTCGGCCAATGGTTAGCCACTTGCGCAGGGTCTGCGGGGCGACGCCGAAAAATTTGGCCGTTTGTACTTGTGACATACCCAGGCGAAATAGGTCGCCCATACGCTTGATTAGCTCGGGGGTTAGTTTGGCTGGCGTTGGCATTGTCTAGGCCCTCTGGTCCTCATGTGGGAACCGCTCGCATGCGCACGTGGTAGGTACTGTTCCGGTGATCCCGCGTCTTGGCACTTGTCAGCTCTAGCCACCAGCCCCCGATGGGTCGTGAGGCCCGCCCCTGCTCAACGTGGTAGCCGTCCTTGCTCTCGTCTTTCCAGGTTGAGCAGCGCAAAAATAGCTGCGGTTGCTGGAATATCTTGCCGCGGTTACTCACGCGGGTGATGACGTTTTCGTCGGCGTTGCGTCGGTGAATGTGGCCGGTGACATGCACGTCGCTGTCGTAGTCGCTGCGGGTGCGGGAATGATCAATGAGGCCTCTTGAAATTGGGCCTCCCCCGCCATAGCCATGGTGATAGTGGAGTTTAATGGCCTCGGATGACCTTTTTCTGTCGCCGTTGAAATTGCAACTCAGCACGACAAAGCCCCAGTAGGGCCCGGCCACGACGGGCGAACCCTCGCGCCGTAGGTGGCTGACCAGTTGCTGGATCAGGTCGACCTGATGATGGCGCCGGATGGAGGTCTCGTGGTTGCCGGGCGAGATCATCGCCAGGCTGCTGGCGTATGGCTTAAACCAGTCGGCGCAGGTGTTCACCAACAGGTCGAGGTAGTTGCCGCCGCGGTGCTCATCACGCAGGGCGTCGGCGCTGGCTCGCTTGTCCCACTTGCCCTGCATGGCGCAAAAATGGTCGCCAAAACTAAAAACAGGCGCCCCGATGGCCTTGGCCTCGTCCAGCGTGGACTTCAGCAGGTCAAGGCGGCAGTGGGCGTTGTCCCAGTGGATGTCTGCCAACAACAAAACTTTGCGAGTACAGTTGGCCCCGTTGAAGTCGACGTCCATCACCCAGGCGTGCGTATCAGTCTGGGCCATCGCCCACCAGGCGGCCGACTCAGTCGTGGTCGTCGTCGTCTTCTTCATGCGGGTCAACCTCCTCGATCTGAACCATGATCTCCAGCAGCCGGATACAGTTGTCCAGCAGGTTGACGGCGCCGGTGATGCGCTCCTCGCGGTTGTCGCTTTCGAGGTCAGCGTGCAGGGTGTCTAGGGCTGCAGTGATGTGGCCGCGCAGTTCCCACTCGTTGACGATAGCCATGGCTCGGCCCTCCTATTTGCCTTTGGGTTGATCGGTCTGCAAAGGCGGAGCCTCGCCGACAAATTGCAGGAATGCTAGCCTGGCTGCTTCCATCGTCTGGCCCATCCAGAACCAGGTCGCCGCTTGCGCCTTGGTGTATAGCACCTGCGCCTTGGCGTGGTCTCCGGCCTGTAGGGCGTCGTTGCCCTGTTGGTAGGCCTGCTCGGCCTCGGCCCATGCGTCGTCCATCAGCGTTTCCTCGGCTTCGATTGTTTGATCTGGCTCGTGATGCCCATCTCACCAACGCCGTATCGTTTCATGCGGCCCAGCAGGATGGCGGCCCGGTTTGAATAGGTCTGCGGCCCGTTGCCGCGCTTTGAGTGGTAGAACCGGCCCGCCGATGGTGCCCGGGTCCATGCGTCCATCAGGGACCGGGGCACGTTTGGGTAGGTGTAACGGCCCGAGGTGTTTTTGCTGTTCGGTTCGGTTGCCATAATCAGGTCGCCCTGGTCAAGTAGACGCAGCCGGAGCTTGCCGTATTCGCGGTCTGGCACAGCAAACCCTGGGACGCCTCGGCCGCGCAGCTCCTCGGGCGCGTCCTCGCCGTACTGCTCGGTGCGGTACAGCAGGGGCCGGAAGGTTAGCGATTTGATCCAAGAGCTGCCGGGGTCGTAGGGGTTGCCGTCGGTGTAGTCGCGGGCTCCCAGTGCCTGGGTCACCGCTCGGACGCCCTGCATGGCCTTGTCCCGCACGGCGGCGCCAAAGCCTCTGATGCGGCGGGCAAACAGCCCGGCCAAGCCGGCCGTTGTTGTAGCCGCCTGCTCCCGTGGGGCGGCGCCGGTGATCACATTGAAGGCGCCCTTCAGCAGGCTCGCCCATGTCGGCTTGGTTGGTCCAGGCATGGCCTACCCTCCCGGGTTAGCTCAGGACCTCGTATTTGATATGACCGCTTACCTGAACTGCTCCACCCAGGTTCAGCACTAGCGCTTCGCCTCCGGCAGTCTGGAGCACGCCGTCGATGCCTGTGCTCGTCTGGCCAAAGGTCGACGCCTCTAGCGTGGCCTTGGCGGCCAGGTCCATGGCGCCACTGATGGCGGTGCTGCCAGACTTCCAGGTCAGGGTGACGGCGGCCGATGGCACCACCAAATACTCCTGCACCCGGATTTTGCGACCGTTCGTGGCGGCGGCCACGATGGTGTTGTCGCCGGAAGTAGCTGTCGAAATCACGGCATATGGCATGGTTAGGTCTCCTCCTCAGTAAATGACACTCGCACCACGGCCCGCCCCGTCGGGCTGGCCTCCTGTGGCCTATAGACTACATGGCAACCGTGGACGTGCCGCAGGCTGTCGTCAGTCAAAAAGCCCCATCTGACCAGCCAGTCCTGCACGGCTTTTGCCATGTTGTCGGCGTCGCGGTCCAATCTCAGACCCTTGCCCGGCAGGATCTCGACCCGGACGTGGACAGGGCGCTCAAATGGTGCCGACCGCCGCGGGATCAGGCCGGCCTCGATGGCCATGGCGTTAGCCTCGGTGGTCCAGTCGGTATAGGCCTTGGTGGGAAAATATTTGCCCCCGCGCCTGGGCGCCTTGCGGGTCAGGTTGTTAGCTGATGGCGGTAGCGGTAGCAGGATCATCTCCATGCGGCGACCCCCCACTGGCGGTAAACGGCGCCCAGCCGATCGACGTCTCGCCAGCCGGCCAGCCATCGCGGCCAGCCAACCGACTGTGGGCCCGTGGCGGGGTCTTGGTAGCGGACCTGTCGGCCATCGGCATGGCAAACGACCACCCAATGGCCAACGCCATCGAACTGCACTAGGCACGCCACAGGGCACCCACGGCCGGTCAGATAGGCGAGGTCGTCGCCGTGCATTTCCCCGGCCACGACGCCAAGGTCGTGTTGGCGTAAAACGGTTTCAATCTGGCGGGGGTCGGTGCCGTCGTGGCTGCTGGTGCCGAGGATCTGTCGCAGGTCGGGCCGAGGTCGCCGCCGGACGCCCCGGAGGACGAGGCGCGTGGCCGTTAGGCCGCAGTCAAATGAGGTCTGTTGCCTCCAGTCCGGCAGGTCGATCAGGCGCTAGCCTCCGATAGGACCACGGTGCCCTGCAGCTCAATCACGTGGGTGATAGCTCGGGTGCTCCGGCTGTTTGTTAAATGACCACGGTCACCCGCCGCAAACCGCGGGGCAGTGTCAATGTGGGTGCGGTGCTGGGTGACCTGGAGCTGTGACGCCGCAGTCTGGAACCGGCCCCGGACGATGTCGGCCAGGTCAGCCCGGCCGTCCTGCTCTAAGTGGTCGGCCAGCACCTGCAGGGCCACGGATTCGCCCCATGGCGTGTCATCGTCAAACAGGGCGGCCAGCAGGTGGCGGAACTGGATTGAGCGGGCTAGGCGTTGTTTATCGGCGCTGGTCATGGTGGTCGGCACCTGGTGGTTGCTCGGGCGCTGGATTGGTGGCGGGGTCAGCTCGGTGCCCATGGTATCTTACCCGCTTGCTGTTGGTTTCGGACATTGAAACGTCGAAAAAGTCGATCATTTCACAGATTAGGAAAAACCACCAGAGCGGGTTCCACATTACTCACCCCAAGTGGTCAGTAAGTCAATCTGTGCAATGACACGGTAATGTGTCGTCATCAGTAAAAAGAAATTCCTGTTGCGATTGGGCCATATTGATCAGTCCCCGATAGCTTGGACGGTCAGACCGAAAATGGGCCATTTTGGCTGTTCCGTCTTCCTTCCAGCCAATTGCCACTTCTTCCCGTTTGGCCCACCATTCCAGCAAATTAGGATGATCCTTAGCTATTCGCTGAATCTTGTCCCGGCCCTTTAAAAAGCACCCAGCACAGTTTCCCAATAAGCGGGGAATCTCCAGCCGGAATGTGTTTTTTTGCCAAAATTGTTCAACATCCTCCAGCGTGTGCCTTGCCATAAACATTGGGCACTCAACCTCATTGCGCCTACTGTTTGCCTTTATACGCGTTACCCGATGCGGCTCGTCGTATCTGAGCCCGACCACCTCGGTGTGCCCATCGTCCCACCCAAGGTTTTCTGCCCACCTATCAATGGTCCGAATTTTCAATTCGACGGTGCAAAACCGGGCAACCGGATTAGGCAGGTACTGCCGCTCCTGAATCAAAATGTCAAACGGCTCTCCGCTCCGGCTGGCTGTCTCGTATGTGACCTCGTCAAAAGTTCGTTTTGCTCGGTACTCCAGCCAATGAACTTTGACGCCCCACTGCGTTTCAACATTGCGAATAAACTCAAGCGTCTTTTCATGTTCTAGCCCCGTATTGGCAAAAACAATTTTAATATCGTCTGGCAGTTTGCCACCGTAGGACCGAAGTATCTGCCAAAGCATAAACCCACTGGTGGCTCCACCAGAAAATGAAATTATGCCAGGGCGCTCAATCTCGTACGGGTTGCCCATCATTCGCCCCCCGGCATTGTCTGATCCGGCCCCAGCTCATTCATCACCCAGTCGGGCCAAAACGTCTGCCCCTGCACCATGACGCCGGTCTGGTTACGGATCAGGCGCCGCAGCCGGTCCACCTCCGCCCTAGCCTCCTGCAGTTCCGACAGCGTGTGATCTGCGTTTTTGTCGCTCATGCGAATAACTCCTTCTGCTTGGTTGGCGAAAATTCGACCAATACGGGTGCAGAGTTACTTGCTTCGATTCGCTGCCTTAAAATTTGGCCGCGCCCAGCCTTAGTTGGCGGTTGATATGAGCCAGTCCACCGCTTGTCTATGCCAACATTTCGAGCAATGTTTGTGCTGTCCGCGCTCGATAGTGGTAGTCTAGTAAATATCCGCACATCTAGCATCCTCATTCCGTGAAGTTTGACATGCGGCCGGCCATTCGCCGATATGTTTTGAATTGCTGCTGTGATCCTGTGCCACCAGTCTATGGTGCCTATTTCCGAGTATTCCCCCGATGAACCGATAGCGATCCGATGGAACATGGCTGCCAAACGTTGTAGTCTTTCAAACGATTCGTGCATGTGCCAAACCGGTACACAAGCAGAAAGTTCGTCTTTGCGGTAGACCCGCCATTTGCCTATAAACCATTTTGCCAGGCTATCGTTGTCGCTTTCATTGCCGTCGATCTTATCGGGAATAGTGACCCAATCGCAGCCGGGATGCGCAAACGCATCAAGCGCCCATTCCAAATACGGTGTCCAATCATCGACTGGTTTACCTGATTTCCACGCCGAGAATGCCCCGTTGTCCAGCACAAACGTCTGGCAAATCTCTGCCGCCAATCCTAACTGTTCGGGATGCGCAAACGAAACCATTGCGTGGCCTGCTTGCAAGATTAAAGCGCAGGCGTGGTCAGGATGTATTGGCAACCCGTGGTAATGGATCAACGACGCACCATACTTTGCCCGGGGTCTTTGCCCGTCGTTAGTGCTTTGACAATTCGATGGGCATAAAATAAACGTTTTTTTACTCGCACTGTCCAATAGCCCAACTGATTCAAATGGCCAGCAGCCTTGCCGCCAAATCCACCGTAGCCGGGCGCCCATCGAAGCCTGCTAGGCAAGTCGTTATCAACGATTAGCACTTTTTTAATTTCATCAATGTTGATGGGCAATTTACTTCTGCGGTCGCTCATGCCTGCACCCCGCACCAGGCAGGCCAGGTCAGATGCGGGTGCGGCCATTTCTCAATCACTGGTTCTTGCTTCACGCCTTGGCCTCCTGTTTGCGTCGTCGGTAGTAGCGCTGCTTGATTTCTCGGACCCGCAGATCGGCACAGGGCCTGCACAGTCTTGGCCTGTCGTCTTCGGCCCATGTCGTCTGCGGTGTACCGCAGTCGGGGCATGACGTGTTGTGCATAACCTCGTCGGGGTATTGCTGGGCTGCGATGCCTCGGGCCAGCATTAAAATGTCGCAGACCCGACTGCGACAAATGCCGAGGGTTCTCGCCGCCTCCCGGTTGGTCATGTCCTTAGCCAGTAGCCGGAAAATCTGCACGGCCTGTGGTGACATTCGAGACAGCACCAAGTCGACCACCTCCCGGACCTCGACCAGGTGCGGCGCCCTGTCGTGGTCGACCAGTACCTGCTCGCCTAGGGTGTTGTCGTCGGCCATCTGGTCTAGGGAAACCGCGTCGTAATGCGTCTTCCGTTTAATGCTCTGCCGTTGCCGTTTCAGGTCCATGCGCCGCAGGTAGACAAGTCGGTCCATCAGGGTCAACAGCGTGCCCTTCTGCGGCTCGTAATACCGCACGGCCTGCACCAGCAGCACCAAGCACTCGCCCAGCCAGTCCTCGTAATCCATGCCCAACGGCGCCCGATATTTGCGGACCTCGTAGTGGGCCAGCGCTAGGTTGTCCTCGACCATGCGCTGCTGCTCCGGGGTCATCGGGTCCAAAGCCATAGGTGCTATCGTTCCGTATTTTTTCCGCTAGTTTTTAGCCTTCCCAGAAAATTCATTAGCTCACTTGGACTGGTCACCCACGCCGTCGTGGTCGCCGTCCAAGGATGCTCAAACCAGAACCAGGTCAGGGTGCCGTGCTCGGTGTAGTAGCTGGCGCGGTTCCAGCCGCTGGTCTTGTCCTGGTTCACTCCTTCGCCCTCCGATAGTCCGCAACCGTCATCCGCCTCTGGTGGGCTGCCACGCTCGGTTTCAAACTGTTGACCGCCAAACACTCCCGACACTGCGGCCGGCCCTCGTTGGTGGGTCGTGCTGCCAGCTCGCCAAGCATCCGGTGGCGCTCGTACATTCGCACGACGTCCCGGCACCACAGGGGCACGTTACGGGTGCAGAACCGACTGCAAAGCGAACAGACGACGAGCACTAGGTCAGCGGGGAGCCACAGCTCCTGACCGTGCTCGTCGATGATCGGTTCCATCTCTGCTTGTTCGGGCTCGCAGCGCTGAATCATCTAGGTCGTTTCTCCTGAAAATCCGGCCGGCGTCTGCCACACCCGCAGCACGCCGACCGGGCCGCCCTCCTGGCGCTCAAAACCACCTGAGGGGGTACCGCCTCACCCTCGTCGCCGATCAACGGCATCCTGCTTTGGCTGGCCAGCTTTCGCCCGGTGGTGTTTCAACAAGGCGTCACGGGTATTGGAAGAAGGTGGTGACTCTCAGTAGCGGCAGACGCAGACCCAGAGGCCCGAGGCCATCTGCGCAAATCCTCGTTCACGTGGCAGCAGGCGATTGCGGAAACAGCAGTTGGCTTCGGCCTGTGCCTGGGTGGCGCCCATGCCAATTCCCTCGTAGCCGTTGTAGCCGCCGAAATGGCGGAAGCGGCCGGTCTGCACGATCAGGATCGCCACGCCTTGGGCGGTGCTGGTGCCACCTGCGGGCTTGGCCGTCGCCGTCTGCTGGCTGGCGCCAGTCGTGCAGAAGGTGGCGACCGATCCACGACGGTGAAACGGTCCAGCGTTGGCCAAGGTGGCCGCGGCGATGGTCAGGGCAAAAGCGGTGAAATAACGCATGCAAAGGTTCGTCCTGAACAAGGGCCAAAGGTGGCGTGACCTCGGGCCGATCAAACACCCCACGCCGGATTAGCGAAAAAATAACAGAATTTAATTATTAAAAATTCGCCATTGTGCGTAAGTCGTTGCTGGCAGCTGGTTTAGCGATCAAAAATAGTGCGGAAAAAAGTCATTTAGCTTGGTTGCCGTAGCGTTTCAGGATGCCTTCAACCGTCGCCCGCCATTCGGCCGGGCCCTTCTCCTGCTCGTAGGTTTGCACCTTTGCCGTGACCTCC